CGGCGGGACTACGGAAGGGGGTTGGTTCCACATCACTGTGGACCCCCTCGTTTTGTAGTTTTGTGCTGAGTTGTGCGTAGCGCGTATTAAATCGCGTTTTGCACGCTCCCAAGCCAGACGCTGCCGTAAGACAGGCAGGTCGACCACGACCAGCGCGTAGATCTCTCTACGCTGCAGGTGTACATTATACCGGGTTTTAAGGCCCGCAGTGGTCCACTTCGATACGTATGATCGATAGTGTACGAAACCAACGGGACTGCAGTCATGCGGTCCAGTCGGTATTCGCAATGCTTTAAGCATTGGGAGTGATCGTACTCTCTCGGTCGTACGTGCGTATCCCATCTGATCGAGTATATTACTATACTCGACCCATGATAGGATCGCCTGTGTCGTTATTTGTCGGGACATAGAGGAGTCCTAAATTTAATAGGAGTGACAGAGTCGCCTTTGTAGGCGTCCATGCCACACGATTCTCGAAAGAATCGCCCCGTACAGCATTTGGAGGTATTGACCTTAAGGCCAACACTTTCGTAGCGCTGCACAATCGACGGATAGTCTTCCCGTCGAACTACTATGTCGTCCCCATACACGTAAACGCCGGCACATGCCCATTGCAGGGTAGGATTGCCACGCCACCATTCATTCGGTAGCTTGACAATGAAACCCGACGTTTCGCATATCTGGCCGACAGCTAGAGCCCAAAAGACGAGAGCCTCCACGGGAAAGCATAAAGCTGATCCCATCGGGGCAAACTTACTTAGGGTTATCCTACTGCCGTCTGGAAGAAGATTGTCTACTGACCGTGAGGCCAGCAGGCAATCGAGAAGGCGCGTCTTTCTAAAGAGATGCTTGACTAGGTCAAGACTCACTCTGTCTGACGCATCCTTCATGTCCAGGGTCACCCAGTTCGCTCCCATAGACCCAAATCGGGCGAGTTTTCGGTTCACTTGTTGGTCACGGAAATTAACGTGACCGCGAGTTAGTCGATTACTCTCGATCTCCTTTACAAGGAGTCGAGCAATGCCCTGTTGAATCCACTGGAGTTCAACTGGTTCACAACTAATTGTCCTAGGTCCCCTTGAGTCTTTTGGAACGAATACGACCTTAGCGGTCGGTCGCTCCACGACTTCGAGGGATGGGTAGAGGTGATATCGATCACATACCTCACCGAGACAGGAAGCGAAGTATCCCGTATAGGGGTATATTCCTTCTAGCCCAGGGTAAAACCGCGGAAAGCGGTTCTTTTCCCAAGGTTTCTCTCCTGTAGCTACTGCGCCAGGGCCGTGAGCTGGTGTAATATCCAGTCCATCAACTTGCGCGCAGACTCTAGCAATAAAATTGCTAGCGAGCTCGATAGCGAGATCACCATCAGGTATTTTAACCTGTGATATCTCCCGCTCAGTCGCAACGTAAGAAGCACAGGCTTTCGCCAGTTGCTTCTCCGTGAACGGCGTTTCGAGTTTGTAGTAGGCATAGGTTAGTTGTCTAAGCCAGAGCACATCCATAGCGTTAGCAGCGTGGAGTTCATCCCCGCTGTCATCCCACAATCGTCGAGTAAGCCAGTAAAACATTACCGGCAAACTGCTGCCCTTCGACTTTCTTCCGAAAGTCGACGGGCCGACGAAGGGTTGCGAGTTGGCAAGAGCGGTATCTACCGCTCTACCCAAACTAGGCAATGTCTTCGTAAAGAATGACATTCCCTCTTTCGCAACGCGTCTGCGTATTAAACGCAGATCGGCTGAGACGAGATCATTGAGTTCCGCATTAGCAATACCTATTAGGTCTTCGGCCAGGCCTTCAGCTCTAACGCTGAGGCCCAAACCATTGACGTTTTGGTACGACTTGATGTAGTTCTCCGTGATCTCATGCGATACACGTGCTGCTATGTCTAACACTAGGTCTTCATAGATAGCCAAATATTGGCTGCTAGAGGAAGACGTGGGACTGACTGTCTTACGTTTTTCTTCTTTCATACTTCGCCCTTTCAAGGCTAGGTGTGATCTATGAATCCAGTTATTAGACACTCTCATTGGAACACTTCCCTACTCACACGAGTAGGTAGGCCGAACAGCTAGGGTCGAGCTTCTTGCTACGACTCCTTACTGAGAAACTTCAGGACCAGCTCGTTAGAGCTGAAATCGAAGTCCGGCGCACCCGTCGCGTTATCGGACAGAAAACCGAGCATACGCGCGAGTAAGTGCTTCGCTACTATCTCACGATAGGCCCCGCCCTGTGATTTAACACCAGGCAGGTCCACCACGAGATAGCAGGATCCGTCGAACGACACATCACTGAGGCCATTTGCTAAACTGGCCGCAGAGATTGCCGTTAGATCAAGTCGGAACAAAGAGCGGTCGCGTCCTTTGGCAGTACCTGGTGCATGTGAAATGACCAGTTCCTGTTGTTGGACAACGACTTCGCTCTCCGGCCCGATGATTGCATCGGTCTGTTGCGTGTATTTATTACGCGCACCAGGTCCTTGCTCAACACGGTTGAACACCGTGTCGAACCCGGAAGTACCGAGAGTCACTGGATCTGAGAACATAATCTGTGTGATGGTTAATTGTTGATGTTATGAGGAGTCGTGGGCTTATCGCGCAACTTGAGGTTGCTGCTTACGCCTTCGATCATCTCCTCCGTCTTGGAGCCATTTGCGGTTGCGTCTCCTCTTTTTGAGTCGACGCCAAAACCACTCTAGCTCCACTTGCTTCCGTGGTGCTCTCTTAGTTTTCCCGCGCTTGGTATTTGTAACGAGCAGTGATGCTCCTAACACATACTTTTGCAATTCGGGCCAAGAGAACCCCACTGCTACGAGGTCTTCCTCAGAAGGAATGACCGCGCGTCGCTTATACAGTTTGCCATAGTCGCTTATTACTTTGCGATCTGTGACGACTGGTAGCGTGTTGTCGCGTGCCCAGGTGTAGTAACTACTACCTTGCACCTCCAACTTCGTGCCGACGCATAAATCGTGGACACGGAAATAAACATCATACCAGGGTTTAGCATACATCCGCGATAGAAACTTCCCCACATCGACAAACCAGTCGATTATAAAGGTCCATTTTACCGCGTTCCAGATGATGCTAGGATCCCACCGGACACCAAAATAGTCCAGGAAATCCCGAATGAGTGCCTGATCCTCGGAGAGACCAGGGGCAATATAGCTACACCGCATGGTGTAGTTAGCCCACTGATCCTTTAAGAGTACAGCCATCCGTTCTGCCCTACGAACGCCGAACTGCGGAGGTATAACTGGATTTTCAGACAACACCGGCCGTTGCGACTCATCAATATAATTATTGATAAGAGACAATTCCGATGCTTCTGTTTGATCATACAGAATATACGCGCGTTCACCAGCGTTCCTAATCTTAGTGCGGAAATGCCGCTTCTCGACAGTCCCAAGTTTCTTCAAAAGAGACTTGAGTTGCTGCCGAAATGTGCTCAGGCCATTTAGTATAGTCTGAACATCTCTAAGAAATTGACCCACACCGAAGTCCGTCTCTAACTTGGCCGCTGCGAGTTTTCGCAGATGCCCAGCCTGTGACCAGAACTTGAATATGGATCTTAAATCCTTCAACTCAAGAAGGAAGTTAATAACTGATAGACGGGGTTGGTAACTCTTCCGCATTTTCCACATGGCTTTCGCCATTGCAGACTGCGACCAGAGCTCCGTCCCTATCCATTGATTGGCAGCCCATAAAGACGTAGGACCGAATGCTAAATAGCACTCGACCCCCATGTCTAAAACGGTGAAACCAACAGGATCGTGAGCATACGTATAATTCGAAGAAGTATACGACACCACGGATGTTGGCCTACTGTACCAATGCGAACAGTCAGCGTACCCCTTTCGATGAATATTTTCATCGTCGAGGGATTCGGCAAACCCGGCGGTTACTATAGTCTTGTGATTAAAATCAAAAGACAAGTTCGCCGGTGATCCGTGGGCCACGCCGGCTATCCGGCGCAAACCTATGGTATGTCCATTACGCTGTTTATGTGGCATGTGTTTACGCGGCTGAGCCCGGACGGGC